CTGCTCAAGACGGGGTTAATAGTTTAAAAACGGTAAAATATATAATAGCAACCCAAGATGGGACTGTTTCAAATGCTCAAAACTTAGGTTCTTTAACAAGCGGGTTATTAAAAAATACCGTTACTGAGGGTACGGGCGTACTTTCTACCGCAATAGCTGGAATTGATTATGGCAATGTGCTTGGTCCTATAACTTCTACTGCAACCGCAATAGCGGTGTATGCCGATATTACCGGTAGAAAATTACTCAATACCGCAATTACTATCGATAGTTCTAATTCCATGACCGGTCTTAGCAATTTAATGGTGCAGTATCTGGGGTTTAGTCCTTTTATTCAAATACAGACTAAAAATGACGGAACTCGTCCGTTTATACATATAGACGGAGGCGGAGGGATAACTGGTGCATCTATAGATCTGGTTGCTAATACCGGAGTATCTGACGTACCATATATAAACTTGAACGCAAACGGATATAGCTTAGCTTTACAGCCGAGTTTAAGTATGAGTGCTAATAATGTTTATACATTTCCAAGTAGTACGGGCGTGGCGGGGCAGGTATTATCTACCGACGGCATTGGGCTTTTAAACTGGGTTTCCGGAAATAGCGGAACGGTAACGTCAATTGCGACCGGTACTGGGTTAACAGGTGGCCCGATTACTTCAAGCGGTATGGTTTCTTTAAGCAATACTTTAGTTACGGCTGGAAGTTATACTTACGGAGGATTTACGGTTGACGAACAAGGTAGAATTACTAAAGCGTCAAACGGTATTTCTCCGGTTACTTCTATAACTGGAACATCAGGAAATATCACGGTAACCGGTACTACTACACCGACGATTAATCTTGTAAATACCGCAGTTGTAGCAGGTAGTTATACGAATACGAATATTACCGTAGATGCTACCGGTAGATTAACCAAAGCAAGTAACGGAAGTTCCGGCGGCGTGACTAGTATAACCGGTACGGCTAACCAGATCGTAGTAACTGGCACTACCACCCCTACATTATCATTGCCTTCTAATGTCACTATCACGGGGCTTTTTAGTTCTGCAACTCTTGCAACAACAAGCGATGCTGCAATAGGGGGAACGGGTAGTTTAAGAATACCGGTAGGAAATACAGCGCAAAGACCGACAACCGCTTTAGCAGGTATGACCAGAATAAATAATAGTTTGGGAACTACGGGAGTATTTGAATGGAGCGACGGTACATCTTGGTTTAATCCTTATTACGGAGTAAGCAACTCGACCTCATTTTCAAATATTATGAACAACACTAATAGCGCAGCTAAAGCAACTGGTTTATCTGTTCAGAATAACGGTAATAACGCAGTAGAATTCGGTTTTAATAATAGCACGAATGAGGCTTATGTATGGGCATACGGCACATCTAGTTTAAAATTCGGCACTGCTTCCACTATGAGAGCGCGGTTTTTAAATAACGGCACATTTGATCTACTTACTAATAATTTAACAACAAGCGGGACAGTAAACGCAACGACAGGGACGTTAATTGCTAATAATTTAAGTGCTTATAATAGCGGTGCCATCGTCTGTTCTAGCCCTCTTAGCATTGCAGGGGGGTATAGTCCGTATAACGGTAGTTACGGTTATTTAAATCCTAGCGGAAGTGTAGGTACTTCAGCCGGTCAAAATTCTTATTCTATCAATTGTACTAATCGGGTAAAGGCATCTGAATTTAATGCGGTTTCTTCTAAGAAGATAAAAAATATTTTAGGAAGAGGTGAGGAAATTGAACATACGGCAATTGAGCTTTTTAAGAAAATCCCATTATTTAAATACAAATATAAAGACACTATTAAAGAAGGTGATGCTGACCATTATGGTGTGATAGCCGAAGAATTAGCCGTTGTTGCTCCGTCTTTTGTAAACATGCAAGATGAGGGGTGGATTCCTAATATTTATAAAAATTGCATAGCAGAAAAAGGATTAGATAATTCCTATAAACTTTATTTCAATGAAAAGTTAGAAAATATAGAAGGTACTAGGTTAAAGCTAATTTTCCGAGATAAAGAAGGTGAAAAAAATGTGGAAGTTATGATTACAGAAATAACGCCTGACTCCTTGTCTGTTATTTGCTGCGAAGAGTTGCCGAGAGATATTTTTGCCTACGGCACTTACTCAATATGCCCGACCGTTGCTAAGCAAAAATTATTTGAACTTGGAATGGTGGTATTAAAAAGCTTCTTGAGAAGAGTAGAGGTTTTAGAGCGAAAGTTTGAGGTTTATCGATGAAAAACTATCGTGTTTTATCTTTTGACGGTGGTGGTATGAAAGGATTGTTTTCTGCATATTTCATGAAACAATTCTGCCAAGATGCAGGCATTCCGGGAAATAAAATCTATGAATATTTTGATATAATTACCGGCACTTCTATCGGCGGGATTCAAGCACTCGGATATGCAATAGGTCTTAGTCCGGATGATATGATTAATTTCTTCCTTAGCAACCAAAATCCTTTGGATTCAGGTGCTACTAACCCTAATAGCATATTTTATCCTGCCGTATCAACCATACAAAAAGTTAATACGCTACTTTACGGAGATCAAACTTTTTATACCAATACCGCTTTAAAAACTCAACTCAATACTGTCTTCGGCTCGCTTAGAATGTTTCAACTTAAGACTAATGTTTTAATAACTTCGGTTGAAGTATTTTTAACTAATATACCGGATGTCGGTAATGACGTATCAAATTATCGCCCTGTATTATTCTCTAATATGAAACTACCGGGTCTTGAGGGGCAAAATTATTTAGTACAAGACGTAGCATTAACTACAAGTGCAGCACCTATTTATTTTCCGGCAGTGACTATAGCGGAGGTTACTACTCCAAATGCAAGGTTTATCGATGGCGGAACATATCAAAATAACACCACTGCGCTTGGGTGGGCGTTATCTAATGTTCTTGCGTCATCGGTTAATCGTATTTGTGTTTTATCCGTAGGCACGGGTCTTGGTACAATAGGTTTATTTAACCCCGAGCCGGTGCCACCGCCTCCTGCTATTGTAGAATTGCAGAGGGAGTTTGGAGAATTTTTGCTGTTAAAAGGTTATTCAGGAGAACAAACTGATGAAATGTTAAGATCAATAATCCCGGATTTTAATAATGTATATCTTTTAATGGACCTCTTAAGTCTAGGGATTAGTGGACCACAGGAAGCTATCAATAGACAACTTGAGTGGATGTCTCTCTACGGTTCAAAAATTAATAATAAGGATTTATTTTATTTTAGGTTTCAGACGGCTTTTGATCCAACCGAGGATACGGAGCTTGACAGTACATCACGGGGGTTTTTAGATTATATGAAAGAAGCAGCCGAAGATCAATACGATAAGGATCGATTGAAAATATCGGCTTTTATACAAAAACTAAATTTTGCAAATTAACAAATTAAACAAGGAGAATAACATGTCTGATTTAGAAAGAATTACACATTTAGACGGTCTAATGATAGAAAGCCGGGCTTCAATCCGTGGTTCGTTTAATGTAAATAGTACATTAAATCCACCTACGGTAATTGATGACGTGCAGCGTAATACTATAATAAATACTAACGATAAAGCAGCTCCTATTAAAAAAGGCACGCTGGTTTACAATGAAGGGGCAAATTCAGTTCAAGCTTTCCAAGGAGATGCCGACGGTGCATGGGTATCACTCGGAGCAGGCGGCGGAGGCGGTGACGTTACTGGTCCTGTTAATTCCACGGATACGCACATAGTAACATTTAACGGGGATACCGGTAAAATTATTGCCGATTCGGGAGTGGCTCTAGCGAATATCGGTACTGTAACATCTGTGGGCGTAACTGCAGGCGGCGGTCTTACGACAAGCGTAAACGGCGGTGATCCAGTTATAGCAAGCGGAACTTTAGGACTCGCTGTGCAAGCAGCCGCGCCTGGAACTTATGTATTCCTAGGTACTAAAGACGGGGGTGGTGCAACTCTTACTATGGTTGTTGACGATAAAGGCATTATTACTTCTATAACA